CGGCCCACTGCACCTGAATAGTATTTCACAGTTTCGTATTCAATGGTCATGGTGTTTTGCATGATGCCACCACCTTCAGCATAGCTGTATTGATCGTGATTCCAGCTTTTGATCAAGGGATTGATCAACACATACTCAGCAAATTTTCGCTGGTCCATGCCGTAGATTCTGATGTCGCGGAAGAATGGCGGCTTGCCTGTGGCAGACTGTCCACCATCATTGAAACTTTCTCCAATGTAGCCCCAGTCGTTGACATTGCCTATGCGTTGATTGTCATAGATGTCGCGGTTGTTGTAGCCAAACCCTGCCTGCCGATTGGCGTCAGGACCGTTGGCGCCATTGGTGTTGCTGGGTGCCAGATACTGCTGTGATGAATCTTTGTAGTAGTAGCTCATGTACAGGTACCACATTTTGCGAATCAAATCATCACTGGTGTCATGAAATGTCACCGTCACTGGTTCATAGTTGATTTTCTTTTGTATGATGCGTTTGCGATTGTACTGATTTAGAACTTCTGTGTCCACATTGTACTTGGGCAAGTCTACTGTTTTTACTGCCAGGCCAATGCTGGCAATATCATCATTGCCCAGGCTGCCGCGGAGATAAGGAATCTCTTGCACGTTGAGTGTGAAACTAACGTGAAAGAGAAACTTGAATCTAGGCTTGAGCTCGTAGGCATTGGTGGCAAAAACTCTGTTGGCGTGCTGATAATCACGCAAACTGTTGTTGCCCAAGAACCCTTTTAAAAAGTCCTGGCCAAACGTGGGCATGTTTAGACGCCTGCGCCGGTCACAACATCGCCTATAGTTCTACCAATTTCGGTGCCCACACCTGTGCCTTCAGGTGTTTGGTTGGCATTGTCGTAAGCAATGGTCATTTCAATTGTGGCTGCTTCATTGGTGCCGTAGTTGAGATCACCATAGTTGGCAGCTTTCAAATAGCAACCATACAGTTCCCAGGTTTCCAACACAACTGGTGTGTTGGCACCGTTGCCACCGTCTAGTATTTCCACCTTGGTCAAGAACTTGTAATCAATACCAGAAGCTGCTGAACTCATTTCCAAAAAGTCCATTTGTTTCTGCAGTTGTTCACCAATCAATCGACTCACAGCACCTGATGCATCATCACGAATTGAGCATGTGGTATCTGCCCAGGCGTGACGGCCTGCCAACTTCAACGTTGAGTTGTAAATGGGCAGTGCGATTTCTTCAAAAGTCAAATTGGGGCGGGTAAAACTTATGACTTGTTTGGTCAATTCGGTTCTTGGTGTGCTCACTCCAAAATTTTCAAACATCACTCTAAAGCGATATTTGAGTTTGGGCATCAACAGACCTTGTGTGGGCGAGCTTTGATCGCTGGCCAAGGGTACTGTCATTCTCTGTAATGATGAAACTGCCATTTGTTATATCTCCTGTTGTTTTATTTACCTGAAATGGAGGCCTGAATCAGGCCTCCTGTTTCATCACCCTGCTGTACCACCTGAAATTTCACCAGTGTTCTTGATACGCAGCGGAATGTAGATAAACTCCACAGCTTTCACTGGCTCAATAGCAATGTCCACATACAACTCGTTGCGGTCAATACGAGCCGGTGTGTTGTTGCTCAAATCGCACACAACCAAGTAGTCATAGATAGCACGTTTGGCAATCAAGTCAATCATCAAGCTGTTCACAGTGTTGGTGATTTCGTTGCGAGTGATCTGATCATTGGGTTCAAACAAGTACAGTTTGCCAATCTCTTCCAGTCGACCACGCAAGAATGCCACCAATCTAGCCACGTTGATACGATCCAGGGCTGTGGTTGCACCTTGACGTGTTTTGTTGCCAAAGTTTGTGATGCCAATACCTGGAATAAAGGTAATGGGGTTGATGTTGTTTTCGTACAATATGTCTCTCACACTTTGTCCCACTGCAAGCTGTTGGAACTCACCGGATTGAGCATCAATGTAGCCAATGGCCTCAGCATTGTCAATCACACCGCGGCGTGTGCCAGCAGGGGCCAACCATGGATAGCTCACAGCATCACTGCGCAGTATGGTACGAATCATCATGTGTGTGGACGGTGCTACCACTGTGTTGCCTGACAGGTCAGTGGTCTGGCATGATGGGTAGAACACCGCTGCATAGGGTGAGGCAATGGTCAATCCGTCGTCAGTTGACACTCCCAGTCCGCCGTTGTTGGTAGCATGCTCCACCAGGGCGTTGCCAGTGTTGGGCAATCTCATTGGTGTGTCGCCCACAACAAACAATGTGTTGGCACGTTCGTTGCTGAGTGCCACCAAGTTGACCAACAGTTCTGGATAAGCAGGAGCAGCAATGAGATTGAACTGATTTTGTTCTTCTCTGGCAGCCAGGCTGGTGTCAATGCCGGCTTTCATGGCAGCCACAATCAACTTGCGCTGTGCCAGGCGACCTGCATACATGGCACCATCATCGCGCAGCCCTGATGCTGTGAGCCAGGTGCTTTTGACTGTGGGCAGTATGTCGTCGGGGAATGTGGTGGCGTTGAAGTAGTTGCTTTGGAAGCTCTTGACATTGTATCCTGATCTGCGCATGTTCCACAGCAACATACCCTGGGGGAACAGAGCAGGATCAGGAGCGTCTATGTCCAAGTAGTTGCTGGTCAACAGACTTTCAATGCTGGGAAACGCACCACTCACTGGATCTGTGGTGCCATTGCCGGCCCAGCGAGCATCAGCAAACAGTATGCCGTCCTGACTCACTTGATCAGTGTTGTTGATCAACACCCATTGATCTTGGCCATCCACTGGTTGCCAGCGATACAACACAGGATAGTTTTCCAAATCACTGGTGTCCAGCCAAATATCCCCGTACACCAATGGTGATTCAGCTGCGTCATTTTGTGTGGTCGGCTCTGTGGCACTCACTATTGGACCTGATTCGTTGGTGAGACTGAGGTCAAAACCACGAGTGTCATTGGTGACATTTTGATAGCCTTTCCAGACACCATTGTCTTGAATCATGATGTCAACATCAGCCACATCACTGTAGTACCACAAACGACCGTCAGCTGGATCTTGATCAGGTGCAGAGTCTGACGCCACATACGTAAACAAATCAGTGCCTACCCAGTTGCTCAACACCAGCACAGATGTACTGCTTTGGTCCACGTGAACCTTGGAAGTGGCAGTGCTGAATCCGGCTGTGGTTATGGGTGTGCCTGTGACGTTTTGCAAATAGATAGAGCCGCCTTGACTGTGTGTAAACACAATGTTACCAGCACTGTTGACACTGGCGCTGACTGATGGGATATTGGCAGCACTCACACTAGCAATGAAACTGGCCACACTGGTACCAGTCAACGTTACCACATACGCAATTGTGGCAGGCGAGCCTGCACTGGTAGAAAATACATTGAATGAATTGGCAGCTGTGAACAATGAATCACCTCCAGTGCCAGGTGTGGTTGTGCCTGTCACTATAGTAGCTCCCAGGGCCACACGTTCCCAAATAGTAAAAGCAGCATTGGGCAGCGGTGTGGTCACAACTTCTTCCACGTCGAACTGTACATAGGTGGTGCCCACAGGAATATTTTTGCCGCCACCTGTTGGATCCAAGTCAAAGTTGGCTGCGCCGTCATAGCTATACACATTACTGATCTGTGACACAAACACATCCAAAGCAGCGTCGTATTTTTTCAAGTTCAAACTCATGCCGTTACCCACTGCACTGATGTTCTGCCAGATGCTGCCTGTGGGGGCTGGATTGGTGTCGGTTGATCTCCAACGCGGTGCCTGAAAACTGTAGGCCGGCAAGTATTCAGGGGCACGATGCACAATAGCACTGATACCCAGGGCACTCAAAAGAGCTGCACTGCTGACGTTGCCCAGTTCAATGCTGACAATACCACCGGCACTGGTGCTGCCATCGTTGGTGGCTGCACTGTCTGCGTAAATGGTGAGTTTGTTGCTTTCAGACGTGGCAGTCACCCCAGGAATGCTGGCTGCTGTGATCACCGCTGCAAAGGCAGACACATTGTTGTTGGGACCAGCAGGCACAGTGACCAAAGTTTCGTTGATGAAAAAATTTGCGCCAGCTGTGAGAGTGTTGCCTGCCACAGAGTTGGTGCCTTGCACTGTGAACCAGGAATTTTTCCAAGCATCTGATCCAATCAGTACCCACACATTGTCGTCGTTTTTGTAGTAGTGTTGATTGGCCAGGCTCACAGCACTCACAGCATAGTCACCGATACTGCCAATGGTGTTCAGTGGAGTGTAGTCATCATTGGCATAGTCGACCACATCTGCTGTGTCTGTGATCACAATGGGCTCTTGATTGGTAAATGTGTCAGACGTTTGATCCCATTCAAATATGCCCCAGCGGCTGACGCTGGTGTCCAGCCAGTAAGTGCCGTTGTCGGCATCGCCAGTGGGACGACTCAAACTTGCAGTCAACTCTGTGAGATCAATATCTGCACGCTGCACATAGGCACGGTTCGTGACACCCAGTGCAGAGTACGCTGCCAACAAACCATATTCGTTGAGCTCGTAGCCATTGATGGGTGTGCCAGTGGTGGTGTTGTAGAAAAATGGCACGCCAAATGTTGCTGCCAAATCACGCTGACTGGTGATGAGATAAGTTTTGTTTGCATTGGCGGCGGTTGTGCCTGCTGCTACACCGGTGCCAGCTGCATCAGCTTTGTTCTGTGCTGTGGCAATGAGAAAATAAGGGACTGTGTTGACAGCAGAAGGGATATATTGACTCTCGTCAATTACTGTGACTTCGACGCCTGGTGATACTAGTGCCATGGTTGATTCCTTTTCAAGTTACGGATATTTATTGGCATACTCCAAAAAAGGGGTTCTACGGTGGCCTATATATAGGTCCGGTGGATAAATAGCTGTATGAGACCCATGTGTAAAGTGTGTGATATTCGAGCCAGAGCCATTGCTTATCACAAGTATGATCGAGTGTACTATCATTCTCGTTGCAGTGTGTGCATGCGCAATAATAAAAAACTCAAACCGCCCGTGCCGCGCTGGCAAGGTGGAGGCTACAAAAAAAAATCAAATTGTGATCGTTGCGGATTCCGAGCCAGATTTATCAGTCAGCTGCTGGTGTATCATGTGGATGGAGATCTCAACAATACTGCATTGAGAAACTTGAGAACAGTTTGTAGAAACTGTGTGGAAGAAATAACCCGTACTGAAGTTACATGGCGGGCGGGTGATCTTGAACCAGACGCTTAACTAGACACAAGTTGCTTGACCTGTTGGTAAAGGTCGTCCAAGGTGCCGTTGTTGTCTAGTACCACATCAAATTGAGTGCCCACCCAGGCAGTTTCTGAGTCATGCACCCCCAACTGAGCCAGTCGGCGCCCACTCAATGACCAAGTTGAATTGCCGTCAGGTCCACGATTTCGACTCACTGCTGCGTCGTACCACTCGGGCTCAGCACCACGCACCACACGCACCACCATGCCGCCTGACTGCTTGATAGCTCGAATTTCGTTAGGGAATCTGCAATCACTTATGACCACATCATCTGTAGAATTGCGCAGTTTGTTTTCCAGGCTGGCAATCCAGATGTCATCGTGAAAGTTCTTGCGGCATACTTCTGTGCCCCATTGTTGTAGAATAAAACGTGGGGTCAAGTGCGGTATGCCTAAACGTTCAGCCCACCAGGGATCCACTTGTTCACGCCATTCACGGGCTTGTTTTGTGCGTCCTTCCAGCATGGTTCTGTCCCAACCAAACACCTGTGCCACAGCGTCTTTTAATGTGTTGGCAAAACTTTCTCGTCGAAAGTGATGTAGATTCACAAGATAGTCTGCAATGGTATCTTTGCCCGAGCCAATAAATCCACAAACGCCAATGATCATGCTAGCTCCTTGATATTTAAATGAGCCAAGGTTGTTTGCAACATGTCAATCTGTCTGCGGCAGTCTTCCAGCGCATGATGACTGGTAGCAGGCTTAGGCAACCCAGGGTACAAACTATATACCGTTCTTGCATCACGGATCTTGTAATATTGCCAGGGCAGTGGTTTACCGTAACTCTTGTAGGCATGTTCAAGGATATTGGCATCGTAGGTGGGACCATTCATCCAGATACGATTGCATTTCCAGCATAACCGATGCAGTTCATCTAGAGCCTGGTCCAAGGGTATGCGCCCATCTTCTGCAAAGGCTTCGTCCTGGGCAGCGCCTTGTGAGGCCCACCAGTTGATGGTCCCTTGTTCAATGGTACGTGTCTCTTGGCTCTCTAGATCAACTCTAGCATAGTACTTGTGTTCATAGTAACCTGAGCCAAAGGGGTCAAACGCCTGGGCCGCAATGGTTAGTATTGTTGCTTCAGGGCCTGTGGCCAAACCTTCAATGTCGATCATGAGATCCAATTTGATTCTTCCGGTACTTGTGTACTAGGATTATAGCACAATTTTAGATAAAAGTGTGAGGAGTTTAACCAATAACAAATGTAAGAGGTTGTGATCCGTCCACGTACATTTTGAGTTGTTCTAGCAATCCGTCCATTTGGGTCTGTGCTTCGGATTTCATGGCAGTGCCATTTAGGCTGCCACCACCTTGCGGGCCGGCAATGGTGACAAATTTTTCACGTGCTTCACCAATGATCATTTTGCAGTTGGCCACCATGTAATCTCGGATCCATTGCTGTATTTGGTGATCACTCAACAGGTTGAATTCGGGTTTTAGATTGTAGGTCCACAACAACACAGTTTCGCCCGAGCCTTTGGGATCACGGATCAGTTGCAGTTTCTTTGTTACAGGGTTCCAGGTGTAGTTCATGTAGGCGCCAAACATACGCCCAGCCAGTTCGATGTACTGACTGTAGAAGTCGTAGGTGGCCAGGCCGCCTGCCACGTTGAAGTTCATTAGGTACACGTTGAGCGAGGCCTGTGCAAACGGATCAAAGTTTGACGCAAACGGGCCTGAGCTGTCGCCAAATGTTCTGCGAAATATTTGACGCACACTCACAACTTCTTGAGGCAGTTCGTAGATGTTGACATCTTGTACCAACTGCATGAAACTGTAACTTTCTTCATAGGCGTTGTTGGCCCGTTGGCGATAGGTGCCAATGGTTTTTTGATAGGCCGCTTCGTAGTGTGCAGGATCTAATTCGAGATCAATTATATCGCCGCCCAACTGTAGCTTGACATACTCTATCAAGTTTTGCTTCAGTGTGGGCAGTGATTGTTGTTGCTGTTCTGGCATCAGGAACTCCGGTTCTTGTATTTATTGACATGATTTATGCGAGTGCCATTTGTTAACACTTGTACTGCTTTATTCCACAATTGATTGATGCCATCTATCCAGTCACAGATACTGGGGTTCAGCAATGGCTCTCCGCCAAGAATGGTTATGCGTTGCAGTCTAACATGCTTGGACCATTGCTGGTATTGTTCGGCATAATCACTCCAGCGTTGCCATCCACGAAAATCGTGATCGTTGAATCGATTACAGTTGTTGCAAGATAAATTGCAAACATTTGTACTGTAAAATTCAATGTTGGACACAAAAGCGCGATGATCACTGGGATCATCGTCTGGGATACTGTGCATAGACCTATTTACCAGGCCTTGAGCACCACCAAGTTCTCCGTGCCACGTCCGTTGAACGGGGTTTCTGTTGTGGAGAGATCTTTGTAGATCTTACGTGCGGCTGGCTTGCCTGCGGCTTGCACTGCTTTGACAACATCTGCTGGCTTGCGCACAGTTTTTTGCATGGTCTCAATGGTGCTGAAACCAATGATTGAGTTTGACTTCACAGTAAACGCCTGTGTATGACTGTCAGCCACAAGGTGGATCAGTTTGCGCTTCTTGGTGTCGTACAACCAGGCTTCTGCTTTGTCCACAAGACTTGCGGCTGGTAAACCTTTGAGCTTGAGCTCGGCAAATTCCATTAACACTTTGAACTTTGCGGCACGTTTCTCAGGTGGCACTGACTTGACCTTGCGTGGCTTGCGTTCAACTTTCTTGATCTGCACATAGGCGCCGCAGTCATTGATCACTGCTTCACAAAATTTCACAACATTTCGCATTTGAATCTTTGAGAAATTGCTGTAGCCTTCTACCACCTGTGCATCTTTGCCTTCGATCACAGTTTCAAACTCTGCAAGTTTGTGCTTCCACAAGTTGGCAATGTCTGAAATCATTTGTGGTGCTACATTTAGTCCGCGGATAACTGTGATTGGCTTGTAGTCTGCTGACCTCTTGGCACCGTTGACCACAAACTCATCAAACATGCCGTCCAGTTCGCCGGCACACTCTGAGACCTTTTCACGCAGACGATCCTGAATATTGGGTTTGGCTACTGCTACAACTTCTTCTACAACCACTTCGGGTTCACGTGCAGTTAATATTTCTTGGATGTAGCCTTCCAGTCGTACTTGTTCTGTGTCTGTGAGTTCCAGGCCCACCATGCTCATGCGGCACAGCCATGCAGTGGTCAGTCGAACTGCTGAGTCAGGTACACCTTTCAATGCACGAACATCTGCTTTGCGTCCGTTGTGCTCTAAGTAAGCCACTAGCATTTCACGTGCGTCTTTTTTGCCGTAAAAGTAATTGTACCACGAGAACGCAGAGCTCAGTTGACTGGTGCGGTTGTCCGTGGGTTGCACACGCCATGTGGGTTCCAGCCCTGTGTATTTGGTATCAGGACTGCGAGGGTTTAGTGGCTTGACAGCGGCTCGTGTTGCGTTCATTGGGGCTCCTGTAGATTATATGTAATTATAGCAGAATGGCCATTGTTGGTCAACTCAAAGCCCTTTCGGGCTTAGGGGTTTAGAAAACATGCCCTTTAAATTGTTCATAATCGTAAAATGCAACCAAAGTATTACCTCGGAAAAACACTGTGAGCCCACCCAAGTCCTCGCGCACATCTGCCCCGGTAGTCTCTGCAATAAAGTCCGTAGCACGAGTCTCAAGCATCTCCATCAAGTCATCACCAGTGGCTTCAAAACTTGCAAGAGCCTCTGCTTCATAATTGATACTGTAATTTGGTGCTACACTGTTGATCATCTCACTGTGCAAATCGGTAACTAAATCGCTCATTGCTGGCTCCTTTGTTGTCTAGTCCATATTATAGCATTAGGGTAATTATTGGTCAACCAGCTCAAAGGTAAACCCAAAGTACTATAAATATAGGATGCCAAGATTAAGTATGTACCGGCCTAACCGGACCCGAGATTATCAATTTTTAGATCGTATCATACGCGAGCAATACACTGTGGGCGGATTGGATATCTATATCCACAAATACATGGGACCACAGGCAGGTGGCAATGATTCAGCCCTGAGTGGTAATTTTGACGCCACACAGCCCACATATGAAGCAGTGGATGTGCTTAACATTCAAGACTTGCTGTTGCTGGAAAACCGTGACAGAATATACGATCCCGATGTGTATGTCATGCGCGGCGTGTACAACACACAGGACGTGGACTTTGATTTGACACAGTTTGGGCTGTTCCTAAACAACGACACCATATTCATGACGTTTCACTACAACACCATGATTGACACATTTGGTCGCAAGCTCATGAATGGTGACGTGATAGAGATTCCCAACCTGAAGGACTATCATCCGCTGAATCAAGACATTCCGCGAGCCTTGCCTAGATACTATCAGATTCAAGATGCTGACTATGCCAGTGAAGGATTCTCTGTAACTTGGTTGCCTCACCTGTGGCGTGTGAAGTGTACCCCCATGAAGGATCAACAAGAATTCAGCAACATCACAGACAAGCCTTTTGTGACAGAAAACATCTGGGATCCTGGCAATTTTTATCCTTCAGGTACCATTGTCAATCAAGGCCACAATTATTACCAAGCACAGGTCAATGTGCCTGCTGATACAGACATAACCAATAGCAACTTCTGGGCGCCTTACACACCTGACACTATCAGCGATGCACAAGGCACCAGAGTCAAGGATCTTGAAATCAACGATGCCATCCTGGCACAAGCAGATGCCGAAGTGCCGCTGTCGGGCTACGACAATCAAACTTTGTACATTGAGCCTACCACACCCACAGGGGAGCCAGCCAATCCTACCAGTCTGACTGCTGATGAAACTGTCACTGTGGATGGCACACAAGGTGGCATGGCTGTGACTCCTACTAGTGCGGGATATGCTGAGGGATATCTCACAGGCGGCGGCACAGCGCCCAATGGTATACCAGTTACTCCTGCAGTGAACTTCCCGCCCAATCCAGTGGCCGGTTCTTATGTGCTACGACTGGACTACAAACCCAATCGCTTGTTCCGTTATGATGGTGTACGTTGGGTCAAAGTTGACGACAAGGTGCGCACTGACCTCAACAACGGGCCAACAAATAAAACACTGCGCAGCGGCTTCGTAAATAACACTGCAACTGTCAGCACCAAAGACCTGGGCAACATTCCAAGTCGTCAAAGTCTCAGTGAAATACTTAGACCGCGTGCTGACAACGGCGACCAAGGTGGGTTCTTGCCACCTGGCACTTAACTGGGGGCAACCCAAATTCAAAGCTTCTTTTATGGTGAGCCATAAATAAACGCATGCACATATACAGAATCACCAACACTATCAATAACAAAATGTACATTGGTCAAACTATACAAAAAAATCCCAAGATGCGTTGGTATGAGCATTGTGCTAAAACCCGTAATGGCCAGAACAATCATTTATACAACAGCATGAGATTGTACGGCGTTACTAACTTTGTTTGGGAAGTGATTGATTCAGCAGACACCCTTGATGAATTGAATCTAAAAGAACAACATTGGTTAGATGAGTATAGAAAAATAACCGAAGTGTATAATATTAGAGAAGCTGGAAATAATAAAACTCACAGTGAAAAGTCTAAAGAAAAAATGAAAGAGTCTCAGAAACAGGCTCATGCCCGCAGACGAGCAAAAGGTACAGATACTTGGACTCGACGTGATAGTGGTGCCATGAAGGGCAAAACACATCCAAGAAAAGGCACATCAGGATTATGGCACATGCCTGCAGAGGCCAAAGAAAAACTAAGCCAAATTCAACTTGAACGTAGTGGTACACGGGGTAAAACTTGGAAAACCATAGACGGTAAACGAGTGTATATGGACAAGGAGAATTAAAATTAATCAATATTTTTATGACGCTCAAATACGCAGATTCTTATTGCAATTCACCAGAATTTTTTCTGGATTTCAAATTGAGTACGGCAACGAAACTGACGGAGTAAATGCTGCCGCCTTAATACGTGTGCCTGTTCGTTATGGTGATGCCAGTCGCAATGCTCAAACCATCATACAAGAAAACAGTCGCAACAGTCTGCCGTCAACTCCCTTGATGACTTTTTACATCACTGGACTAGACTATGAGCAAAGTCGCATGCAGGATCCTTACTTTGTGAGCAGAATCAATGTGCGCCAACGCACTTATGATCCTGTGACTGAAACCTACGAAACCACACAGGGCAATGCATTCAGCATCGAACGACTCATGCCTGTGCCATTCAAACTCACAATCAACCTGGATATTTGGACCAGTAATACCAATCAAAAGTTGCAGTTGCTGGAACAGGTTCTGACCTTGTTCAATCCCAGTCTAGAAATACAAAGCACAGACAACTACATTGACTGGAGTAGTTTGAGTGTGATGTACTTGGACCGCACTCAATGGAGCAGTAGAAGCATACCCATTGGCACAGACAATCCCATAGATGTTGCCTCGCTGACGTTTAGCATGCCCATCTGGATATCTTCGCCTGCCAAGGTGTTAAAACTGGGTGTGATCGAACGTGTGATTGCGTCAATGTACGATGCACAAGGCGACCTAAACAATGCCATCGACAATGAAGACCTGTTGATGGGCACCAGACAAGTGATCACTCCTTTCAACTACGCCACTGTGTTGATTGGAAACAAACTGCAGTGTTTACAACAAAAGTATGTTGCTGAAGAACCCAGCAATGACAGCATTGTACCCACAGAAATTGTGACAGATTCTAACCTGTTGTGGCCAGCAGTGATTGACCTGTATGGATCACTGCGTCCTGGTATCAGTCAAATCAGACTGATACAACCAGACGACACAGAAGTTGTGGGCACTGTTGTTCTGGATCCCAACGATGACCGATTTTTGTTGTTTGACGTGGACATTGACACCACTCCACAAAACACCCTTGATCCCATCAATGCCATTATCAATCCTTTGGCAACTGGCCCAAGACCAGAAGATTCTGTGTTGCAAGGAGTGAGATATTTGCTGACCGAAGATACAGGGTCCTTGGACAATCCTGTGCCAGCCACAGATTGGACAGGTGCCAATGGTCGCGGCCTAGTGGCACAGGCCAATGACATTGTTGAGTACTCAAACAACTACTGGCGTGTGGTATTTCGGGCTGCCACAGAAACCAACAACACACAGTATGTGACCAACATCACCACAGGCATTCAATATCGCTGGACCGGCGAAGCCTGGGTCAAGAGTTATCAAGGCGTGTATGCAGGAGGCAGCTGGAGGATTGTGCTGTGAAAGCCGTGGGAGTTTGGTTTCGTAGCAGTGCCACAGGACGCTATTTGTATTTGTTACGCAATGATACTAGACACCCCGGTTCATGGGGACTGCCTGGTGGCAAGGTAGAAACAGGTGAAACATTACTGGGTGCCATGGAACGTGAGTGCATTGAAGAACTGGGATCAATGCCTGAATATCAACGCCTGGTTCCACTGGAAAAATTCACATCATCAGATTCACAATTTGAATACAACACCTGGGTGTGTGTTGTGGCTGATGAGTTCATTCCCTCACTCAACAACGAGCACATGGGCTATGCCTGGATTGACCGAGGTCAATGGCCCAGACCCATGCACCCAGGCCTGTGGTCAACTGTGAACATTGAAGCAGTACAAAGCAAGATAGACACTGTGGAGCGGTATCTTGCTGCCAGCAGTTAAGCCTGGCTTTCTTGAAAACTCAACTGGATCTCACCCTGGGGATTGGTCTGTGCGGTCAAGGCTGTGATGGTCACAGCCAACACTTCAGGACCATTGGGATAGGTACCTGTGCCGGGCACAGCACTCTGACCTATCTGTTTGATATTGGTAAGATCCAACTGATTGGTTCCTGTGGCATTGATGGGTATGGCAAACAGTCGTTCTCCTCCAGCAATGTCCGTGGCAATTGTGGCTACCTTGAGATTCAAGTCATTGGTGGTATTGACGCCACCCAGTGCATTGCCCAGAATTTTTAGTGTATCGCCCACAGCATAGCCTGTGCCGGGATTTTGAATAGTAATGGCTGTGGTGGTGCTGCTGTACACAGTGCCTGCACGATTTAGTACCACTGTGATGTTGGCGCCGGTACCCGAACTGCTGACCACAGCAGGTGTGAGATTGCCAAAACTCACCGTGCCAAAAGTACCAAAACTTACCTTAGTTCCTGAGCGTGTGAAACCACCTGTGGTGATCAGTGGTGCAGCCTGCACGCCGCCAGTGGCATCACCTGTGAATGCAGGAGCCACTGCAAACTGTGAAAAACTAGGCTGAAAACCACCACCAGCATTGTTCAAGCCAGTGAACACTGTGTTGGCTG